TCTCGCATATTTGCCAAGGCCGCATTGTTTAAAGGGCTTTCGCTAATACCCGGTGTTGGCAACTTCCTTGGCTTCGGAGGTGGTAACAACAGCGCACCAAGCACTAGCGACACTTTTGCTGGTGTGCCCAACAGTATTCTCGATAGTGTGTTGAACGCTAAAGGCAACGTTTACGCTAAGAACAAAATTGTGCCATTTGCATATGGCGGCATTGTCAATAAGCCAACGATCTTCCCAATGGCAAAGGGTGCTGGGATCCTTGGAGAGGCAGGCCCAGAAGCCATCATGCCGCTGCGTCGCGGGTCTAACGGCAAGTTAGGCGTTGAGGCTTCTGGTGGCGTTGGTAATGTAGTGGTGAACGTTGACGCATCAGGCTCCAGAGTGCAAGGCGACCAGCCCAACGCAAAAGCTCTTGGCTCTGCTATTGGAGCAGCGGTGCAGGCTGAGTTAGTAAGGCAAAAGCGTCCTGGAGGCTTGCTTAGCTAATGGCAGAAACTTTCAACTTTACTCCTGACTACGGAGCCAGCAAAAGGTCAAAGCCGCGTGTTCGCACTGTTGAATTTGGTTCTGGCTACTCGCAGAGGGTGACGTTCGGCATTAACCAAGACCCTAAAGTCTGGACATTGTCTTTCGAGAACAGATCTTCTACTGAGGCAAATAATATTGAGGATTTCTTGGAAGCTCGGAAAGGCGTTGAATCGTTTAACTGGAGCCCCCCAGACGATACAGATACATATAGGTGGATTTGCCGCGAGTGGCAAAAGACCTTGCCATATTCTAACTTGTTTACTATTACTGCTACATTCGAGCAAGTATTTGAAGCCTAATGGCATTTCCTTATAGCAGACACGCTTGGAAGGCCAACAACATCTACGGGGTTGGCGATGTCGTCAGGGCATCAAGGGATGAGGACCTGCAAACAAGACACACTCTCGCTTTCAGATGCATAGTTGAGGGCACGTCGGGAACTACTGAGCCAGAATGGCCGCGCAAAATAACTCTTACCGTTATTGACAATGAAGACAGTTTGCTTGAGTGGGAAGCATTTGAGCCGCTATCAGAGCAGCTGCAAGCATTGGCACCGACAGCAATTATTGACTTGTTTGAAATACACTTAGATTCAAACATAAACGGCGTAAAGAGCACTCTGCTGTATCACGCGGGCAAGAATGGCTTGATAGCTGACATTCAGTTTGACGGCAAGACATATCCTGCCGTGCCTGTCGAGGTCGATGGATTTGAATTTACAAGCAAAGGAGCCTTGCCTAGACCATCTTTGCGAGTAGCGAATGCAAATGGTGCGATTAGTTCGCTTTTGGCTCAATACAATCCTCTAGGGGCAAAGGTGGTTCGGATAAGGACATTCGCTAAGTTTCTAGATTCTGCAAACTTTACAGGCAATCCTTCGTTTTTCCCTGAAGGAGGCTCAAGCGCAAACCCTAATGTTGGCCCAATAGCTCCATTTGCTACTCAGCAAGGTGATCCGCTAGTAGTGCAGGGGGCAAACCCTACGGCTGATCCTGACGCTAAAATGGTTGAAACTTGGTACATAGATCGTGTTGCAAGTGAGAATCTGCAATTTGTTGAGTTTGAACTGACGGCAAAACTTGATTTGACTAACTTACAGCTGCCTAGGCGTACTGTGACTGAGTTTTGTCAATGGACATACAAAGAAAGAGAGTGTCCATACAAAGGAGACAAGTGTTTCGATATTGATGATCAAGAAATTACAGACTCAAGCCTTAGCAAGGCGGAGAAAGAGGCTCTTGATGTTTGTGGCAAGAGACTGTCAAGCTGTAGGGTAAGATTTCCCGAGGGCAAGTCAGACAGGAACAATTCGCTGCCTTTTGGAGGATTCCCAGGTGCAAGACTTCAAGCGTGAAGCGGTTCGTCATGCAGAAGAGCAGTTTCCAAAAGAATCAGCAGGGTTAGTCGTCAGTGGCAGCTATTTTCCGTGTCGCAACATTGCAGACGACCCAGAAGAAACTTTTGTCATCAGTCCAGTCGACTACGGTCGTGCAATGTGCGCTGGTGTAATTGAGGGCGTTGTGCATTCACACCCGCAGGGCACGCCGGTAAGCCATTATGACCGCAAGGCTTGCAGTCAAAGTAAAATGCCTTGGTACGTCTACTCTGTGCCAGACAAGGAATGGTTGACTGTCGACCCTTAGTTGGCAAGGAGTGGACTTACGGCGAGCAGGACTGCTATTCACTGCTGCGTCAATACTTTGAGTTACTTGGCGTCACGTTGCCAGACTTTGAGCGACCTGAAGACCTTGGCACTACTGACAGTATTTTTTTGAAACATGCAAGACGACTCGACTTTCATCAAATTGACATAAGCGACCGACAAGAGAGTGACGTTTTGCTGATGCGGCTTGGAACAAGGGCCCCGATGCATGCAGCCATTTACTTAGGTAACGACAAGATCTTGCACCAGCGCATGGACAGTATTAGTGCGGTAGAGCCGTTGCGGCAGTACTATTGGAAAAGGACTGTGGCTGCGTTTCGTCATGCAACTTGTCAGGCTGGCAGGTGAGCTGGGCGAAAAATATGGATACGAGCATGAATACTGCAACCTGAGAACGCCTGCAGATGCCATAAAGCTGCTGTGCTTTAACTACCCGCAGCTACAAAAAGACCTTGTCGAGGCACATCACAACGGCATTGGTTACAAGGTGATTCAGGGTGGCGCAGCGATGGGATATGACGAGCTGAATTTGCCATTCGGCAGTAAGCCGTTGCTGGTTGTGCCTGTGATCAGTGGTAGTGGTGGCTCAACAGGTCAGATTTTGGCTGGGGTTGGTCTCATTGCAGCGTCATTCATCATTCCAGGGGCAGGTGCTTTTGGTATACCAGGATTGTTTGCGGGAACTGCCACAGCAAGCGCAACAGTAGCTGCTATTGGTACAGCGGCAGGTGCCTTAGGCAGTGCTTTGGCCTTAGG